CTCAAACTGCTCGAGCTGCACGGACGTGCACAAGGTGCATTCGTCGACCGGCTGGAGGTGGATAATTTACAGACATTGGACACTGGTGAGTTACGGGCACTACTGCGAGATGCGTTGTCACGTCTCAAGCTCAACCGAGCGTCACGAGAATTTGAATATGCCGAAGAGGGCGAACTCGAAAACAGCGCTGAAACAGAAGGCAATGAGGCAGTTCATAATCTACAGACTCGGTAGGGGGAGTAGGTCATTGAACAACACAAATACTCGTTCCACCCGCACCCTGACCGACCCCGGAGGTCGACGTGTGGGGACGTGGGACTTTCCCCTCTTCCAAATTTGGCTGAAAAGGAACATGACTAATTTGGTCTATGATTATTTTAGGAGGTTAGGATGAGTTGGTATTTGGTATTTGGTTTGGTACTTTTCGTTTCGGTGTTGGTGGTGGCGACTCCGTTGTGTATTAGGGGGGATGCGAATGGTAGTGGGTTGGTAAACGAGGCGGATGTTGTTGACATAGTCGGGTATGTTTTCGGTTCGGGTGAGGGGTTATTGGTTTGTAATGGGTGTATTCTGGCTGATGTTGACGGGAATGGTTTGGTGGATATAGGTGATGCGGTGCGTTTGTTTTCCTGGATCATGGGGTATGGGGGGGCTCCGCGGCCATGTTAGTTGTGGGTGATTTGGTCAGGTTTCGGGGAGGGGAGTGGCGGCTGGGTTATTTTGCTGGTGAGGATTGTGCGTTAGTGGTATTGGAGTGTTGTGGGGTAAGGCGGGTATTTCTGAGGCATGAGGTAGAGGCTCACGGTGAACGTGTTCTGAGGCGTTGGCTGAATTGCGGCGGCGGTTTATCGGGATTACGCGGGTAAAGCCGAATTTGCTAAGTTTGTCGCTGGATGTTTATCATAAGATGGAGAGGTGTGCGGCGGACAAGATGTCTAAAGACCTGGGAGTAAGAAGGGTCCGATGACGGGGATTGATTTTTTTATGGACTGCCGGGTGAGGCTGGAAGACGTGGGGAAGCGGAGGGCGAAGTTCTGGCGGGTTGAGCATGGGTAGGGGAAAGGGGCAGAAAGACAGTAAGCCACGTAGGCGGCGGACGCAGTTTGCGCTTGCTCAGGCCGCGTATGACGCTGAACATCAGGAAGAAAAGAAGAAGACTTCTGAGTTTATGCGGAATTATCGGGCGGAACGGGAGAGTAGCGCTGGAGTGAGTCGTCACCGTCTGGAGAAGGGCGCCGAACTGGTGAAATTACCGTCAGACCCGGTGGAATATCTCGCGCTTGACGTGGATTCCCTCTCCAAAGAGCAGATTCTTGAGATTCTACCGCCGCTGACCGCCTATCTGAAGGCGAAATCGAGTCGATTGGTGGAACGGATTGTCATTCAGAACCACCAGATACCGATTGTGGCATCACAAAAGAAACAGGTAACGATTTCCGGCGGCAACCAGAGTGGCAAGACGTTCTTAATGTGCTACATTGTGGCCTGTTACCTGAAAAAGGTGAGCTATTTTGTGGCAGAGGCGCAAGACGGGCGAATTATCAGTATTCCATTTCCCCAAATACCGAAACACCCGCTTCATATTCGGTATTCTACCGTTGATTATGAGCTTTTCGACTCAGTGATTATCCCCTATTTTAACGAAATGTTCGATCACCGTAACCTGAGACGAGGCGTGTGGGCTTATGCTGTCCAGAAGAAACAGGGATATGTCAGCAAAATCAACTCCCGAGACGGGGGTTGGGTTGAACTCAAGACCTATAATCAGGACGTGCAATCCTTCCAGGCCGGCCAACTTGACCTCTCGGTAATGGATGAACCCTGCCCCGACCGCGACAAGTACCAGGAAAACTGGATGCGTACTACCATTCGGCGCGGACGACTGATAAACGGATTCACCGTATGGAGCAAATATGGGTCGATTACGTGGGAGCGTGAACTGCTGGATAAGGCAATGAGGCAGGAAACCGAGAGTTTGTACGACTTCTTTGAAATGTCGCTTCTTGACAACAAGTATATTCCCGAAGAATCGAAGATCGAGATTGCCGCCGGACTGACGCCGGATGAGTATGGCGCCAGAGTGCTCGGCAAAGCCCTGCACATGAGCGATCTGGTCTATCATCGCTTCAAACCGGAAATCAATATCGTGCCGGACTTTGCGCTCCCCCCCCACTGGCCCAGGATTATCATTGTCGATCCCCACCCCGATAAAGCCCATGCCGTTGATTGGTTTGCCGTCAGCGAAGATGACGATATCTACTGGTATCGGAGCATTAAAAAGAAGGGTGTCGTGCCTGAACTGGTCTCGGAAATCAGGGTGCTTACCGGATCAGAACCCGTCGCACTCTACCTGATCGACCCCAGTTCCAACCAGAAATCAGAGAATCGCGGCGTCCAGACCTTCAAATTCCAGTTCATCGAAGCCGGGTTGCACCACCTGATCGATGGCGAAGTAAGAAACGAACAGGCAAACATCCTCAAGGTGAATGAACTGCTAACCGCTGATTCAATCTCTCAAAATCCCAGAATACACATATTTGAATCGCTTAAAACCGATCCCCGCGATAAGGATAACTGGGGGCCGCTCAACGAGATAGAAAACTACGTTTACGTTACGTCGAGAATGGCCGAACAAACCCGCGATACCAAGAAACCACGTGATAAATGGAACGATCATATGGTCAACCTGAGAATGCTGGTCGCAACCAATCCTCACTTCAGCAACCTAATACCACTCCGACACGATACGGCAAAACGCTGGGATCAACTCAATCGCCCACAATATGATCAAATAGATGAACCGGACGATAAACTCTATCACGGACAACTCTTTTCTCGCCCATCGATCTCACACGTGTTGGGAGATTATGATGGCTAAACAAAGTTTTATCTTGACTTTTCAATCTCAATACACTCTTAGTGCTTATGCACTTATGCGCATAAGCGGAGAACGCGATGCCGGGAATTGATTACTATACGACCAAACCGACTGGAGCCGGTACTGCAATCGGAGATGAATCATACTTCGTCGATCCCGATTATATAAAACACGCGAAACTCGATGAGATGGCCGTCAGACTGGTGCTGTCGGTCAAACAGCAGTCGGAAGCCGCCTATAATCATAAAAAGACACGGATGCTGGATCAACTGCATCATTATCTTAATCTGCCTCGTCCACGCAAATACGCCGATCAGTCCAATATCCCTCTTCCCATGGCATCGGAAGCAGTAGATACTCATCATCATGCTATTATGAACCGTATGGCCGCGCTCAAACAACGCCCCTGTCAGGTTCAGCCGTCACCTATCAACCCTACCGAGGACAACAAACAAGCCGCCCGTCTCATCGATGCCAAACTCTATATCGATAACCAGATGATGAACTGGGAAGATAAATTCGATGGCATCTGCAAATCAGCACTGATCTTCGGCGCCGGTTTGGCTTGTACCCGGTTTGTCGAAACCATCGAGTCAACTATCCCCGAAGGATTGGAGGGAATTGAAGGCGTTCAGCTGGAAACCGAACACGTGGTTCATCAGGGATATACTTTCGATCAGATCGATCCTATCGATTTCTACCCCAGCAAAAACAAAATGTCGATTAACGACCGACACCCTGACGTAACCCGCTACTTTATGTCGTACGAAGAACTGCTGGAGGCTGATGAAAGTGGAGCAGGATTCTTCGACCTCGATAAAATCGAGGAGAAACGCCGGGCTGTGCCGAACTACGCGTATGATGAAAGAAGTCAGAGACGTAATTTGCTCGGACTTGTTGACGACTCACAATCCATCTCCGATGCTATCGAAGTTCTTCAGTCACACGCCTGGCTCCCAATCGACAAATCCGATAAACAACATGGTGAGTATGTCTGGCGCCCGGTAATCATCACCACGGCCAACGGCACCCTGATCGGGCTGAAAAAGAATCCCGATCCCGATAATATGATGTCAATGGCCGAAATCGATAAAGTGCCGGGAACCTTCTGGCCGCAGTCAATAATCGAAAAGATTCATCCGCAAATTCATGCCGGGAATACGGTACTCGATCTGGTACTTGAGAATATCGCCTCGACTGTCCATAAAATGAGGGTCGTCATTATGGATGCCCTGATCGATCCCTCAGAATTGTATAGCAGACCGGACGGATTCATCAGACTCAAGCCGCAGTATGGCAGGGTGCAGGATGTCTTGCAGGAGATGACGACTTCACCGCTCGGCCCTGAAGTGTTTCGGCTGCTCGATTTCTTTATGACCGGCGGCGAACGTACTTCAGGCGCATCCGCCACCTTCAAGGGCACCAGCACTCCAGGTGTCGAAACCGCCGAAGAATCACGTAACCTTGCCGGGTTCTCGTCTATGCACAATGAGTATTTTCTTAATCGCCTGGAATCATCCTTTGTGCGTCACTCACATCAGAAAGGGCAGTATATCAATGTGACGTACTGCTCTTTCCCGATGTGGTTCGCGGTCGGCGGGCCGATGGCATCGCAGATGGTAAAAATCGGATCGGGACGTGAACTGGCATACAAGGTGATCTTTGTCGGGCTGGCCTCGACACTCCAGCGTGAACGCACTATCGCCTTGCAACAAGCATCACAACTATTGGAAATCGTCAAAGGTCATCCGGCACTGGAACCACTGATGGGTCGCGTGCTTGCCAAGATCGTGGAACTGTTCAACTGGCCCGACCTTGAAGATTTCAAGAAACTGATCGACATCGGCTGGGAACAGTATACCATGAACAAACGTATGGAACTTGGCGCCATGCAAGAACAACAATCGGTACGACCGGCACAGGGCATTGGAATGAAAGTTCCAGGCGCCAGTGGCGGCGTCGGCGCCCCCGGTCAGATACAGTCCAATCCCCAACGCATGACTCGCGCCACTACCGGTTCCGATGTCGCCAAAAATTTAATGTCATTTGCAAACACGCCACAACCCGGTAATATCGGGAGGAGATAACAGATGCCACCCAAAAAAGGCATGAAGCCATTGGTCAATAAGATCAAACAGGCAGAGGTACGTAAGAAAATGTCCGATCCATCAATGAATGGGCCGCACTCCCGAACCATGACTCGCGTGTCGGGATACGATAAGTATGCGCCCGATGCCGAAGATGAGATTATGGTGGAAGGACAAACTTACAATGATGTGATCTTTGTTGAGGCAGCGCCGGCAGATCGTCGGATCGGGATAGACAAACATGGAGTGATCCGCGTGCCCTGGTCTACCGTGATCTATCTGGCTCATAAAGATATTCCCTTTGTCTGGAATAGCGAGAAACATTATCATCACCTTATCAAGATTGCGGGAAAGAAAACATTCGTGTCCCATAATGTAGACAAGAACCTCTTTACTTGAGAGAAGGCGCATGAAATTACCGATTCAGTTGACCATCGGATTGCCGGTGAAAGAAGAACGTTTTGGAAAACCAGCCGAAACCATGCGCGATGTGCGTTCGGCTATCGAGATCATGCACGAATACACCGTGCGTTACTATGATCCCGAATGGGATGGCGCCAGCAGATCAAACAAGGTTATCATCTACGAGGAGATAGCCGAATCCGGTGATCCCGTCAAAGCACGCGAGAGGCTGGTGAATAATATGCGTGGTTCCTATCTGCTGATGCTCGATGCCGATACCATGCCGGATCAGGATACGTTAGTCAAATTGCTGGAAGCCGACAAGGATATCATTTCTTGTCCGATGGTGACTACCGTCTATCCTAATTTTCTCAATGTCTTTCGACAGCGTGGTGACACCTGGGATTTTCAACCGTGGGTGCTGGACGATGATTACACACGAGCGGATGTTTTGAACGGCAGGATCATGGAATGTGACGCTCATGGATTTGGGATGATACTCTTCAAGCGAGAAGTATTCGACAATGTGCCGCCACCCTGGTTCTCTCGTATGCAACATAAAATCTGGCCCTGCATGACCTACGGACACGATGTCAGTTTTAGCATAAGGGCCAGAGAAGCCGGGTTGAAAATATATACCCACTTCGGCACTGCCGTTAAACACGCCACTGTCGGCTGGCTCGATTACAGCGCTCATCTGCAAGCAATTGATAACGATGAGATGCTGCGCAGATCGCTCAAGGAGTGGGACAATATTCAGGAGGTCGTCATTGCAGACTGATCCACTACAATCGTTGGGGTTGCTGTCGATCTATTGCAACTTCCATGCGCAAAAACTGGCCGAACAGGTGTTCGGCGATCCTCTGATGTATTATAAAGGACATCAGTGGCGGGAGGTTCACGCCAAGAAATTGATTCCCTATGTGATCGGGTTTCACTGCAAGGATCGTCGCAATCAGATTGCCAACTGTTGTCTGTTGAATTGTAGTCTGTCCAATACGGTTATTGCTCAGAATCCGGCAATTATTCACTGGGTCGGAACCGATATCATCAATGCTCAGGCAATTTGGGAATGGGGAGAGCGACGTATGTTCGAGAAATTATCGCATCCCAATATCGTCAATCTCGTTCATCTGGATGAACACCTGGAAGAGATGAAGGTAGTGATGCCGGATGCTCACTATGAGATCGTTCCCATGCCGCCCTATCAGACGTTCGATGTTACTCCATTCAATGATAAGATACTGCAGGACATCGTTTCCGTGTATATGCCGTTGCAACGTCAGGAGTTCTATCGCAAGAGCCTGATTGTGGCTGCGGCCAAGAAGTTCCCGGAGGTTCGTTTCGAGTTCTATTTCTACAATGACGACATTACCACGGATGAACCAATCAAGGGAACAGTGAACTGTTTTCGGGTGCCGGCGCGCGATAGCGACGGCATGAAGTCGCAGATAAGTCGCAGTAAGCTGTTCTTGCGGATTCCCTACCATGATGGACTTTCAGTGCAGGTGTTGGAGTTCGCCACCGCCGGACGTTCGGTGATCTACAACAAAAAGATGCCGCATATCGATTATTTCGAGGCTTGCGATGACAACGAAACCAACGTGGCGCGACTCTCGTATCTGATCGGTCAGGCGTTGAAACGCGAGAAACCGAATCAGGAAATGGCCGATTACTACCGAGTATATCACAGCCGTGATAAGTACCTTAGCCAGATGCGCCGGATAGTCGGGGAACTGATTCCGAAACTGCAGGAGGTGACGGTTGCTTAATCCACTTGTCGATGTACTGGTCGCTATCTGGCAGGGAAATCCCGAATGGCATTATCAGCGTCATAGGTCGACCGAGGAAGTCAAACGGATCAAGATCGTGGAAATCTACGGGAATGCCACTAAAGCGCTGATGATCGATCAGGGCGTGGACAAACGCGAACTGATCGAGGATATTTTGCCGAGCGATCAACCTTGCTTTGAAAACAAGTATATCCAGATTCAGCATGGATTTCTGGCGTCTGACAGCAAATACGTGATGATCTTCGACAATGATGATATCATGTATAATGGCATGATGGAGCAATTGCTTGCCAAAGCAGAAGAGAAGAATGCCGCAGTCGTCTATTGCAACTACGAGATGATGGATGCCGACGGCAAACATCTACGATATGTTGATCTTAACCCGCGGTACGATTGGGAACTCAACTGTCAACAGGCATGCTATCCCGATATCTCACTCTGGAGACGCGACACCATCAATGAATGCGGTGGTTATGATGTCAGTAACGGCCGTTATGTGATGTGGTGGCTGTGGTTGCAGGCCGGATTGAAGTGTCCGGAACGAATCTTCCACGTACCTTACTATGGATTCAGGTATCGGATACATTCCGAAGGCCTGCACAACAAAGAGAAGCCAAGTGATCGTGAGAAGTTCATGGCAAAGATTGCCGCATGGAAGGAAAACCGTGCCACATAGCGGGGCAGTGCCAAACAAGATGAAGCAACTGGAAACGATCCAGGCCAGACAACGCGAATGCGAACTCATCGAGGCGACTGGAATATGGCAGGAGATCAAAACCAAGAATCAGGAGTTGCTTTCGGCGGCCCTGAACAAGTTCGCTATTGAGGAATTGCCGACCTTGGACGCGGCAGGACTGAATGCCTATTTTCTCGATCTGAGAAAAGAATGCGCGGCCTCCATGAGATTGACATCGCTCTTTCGCAAGATGAAGGAAGGCAATGTACAGGAATTAAACCTCTTGCTCGAAGGGGCAAGAGAAGCTAATATAGAGGGAGAGGAGATAGACCTGGATGCCGGACAGACACAATATTAAGAATATTGATCTTCGCAAAGCCGCAACGCAGGCATTGATCGAAGGTAAGGGCGGACACGAAGAAGTGACCCCTGTCGATGAAGCAGCTGCTCAGGCCAAGGGAGCCGGATTCCGCGTCAACTGGGATGGAGTAGAGTATGTGGCCGACAAAGAAGCTCGTACTCTTTTAGAGAACTACGAGAAGAATCCGGGAGCATTCGAAGTGAATCCGCTCAAGGAGAGTGGAGAAACCGAGATAACTGATACTGAGACCGGCGAAAGTAAACGCTTCGACTCCAAAATTCTTTTCGGGCCCGATGCCCCTGCTCTCGAGACAGAAGCGATCATCGAGGAAGAAACTGCCACGGCGGAAGAACCGGAAGTCAAAGTTCTTCCTGAAGATGCGTTTCTGAAGTATCACGGACTCTACAACAACTTCATCAAGTCGATGGATGATGTTGACCGAGATGTCAAGTATCACCGCGAGCGAATACTGAAGAATGACGGTTATGTCGGCAATGAGATTCTTTTCTCCGATGAATCTACGGAGACGCCGGAGAACAAGGTTGAAACTCTCAAGATGCTGCGTAAAGTGTCGGAAGCCCTAATCCGGGAACGCAGGGCCGGTGAACCTCAGAAACAAGAGCCGGTGAAGGTGACTACTGCCTATGATCGTATGACGACGGACGAGAAGGAGATTCTTGGCGATCCCACCCATGAACGTTACATGGAGGTAATGGATAAGTGGTATGATTATAAACACGAACAGAAATCGGTTGATTTGCGAATGCGACTCGACAAGATTGAGTGGGATCAAACGAGTAAGGAGAAACAATTAAAAGAGGAGGAAGCAAAACAGATCGTTAAGGAAGTTCCTGAGCTAAGAGCCATTCTTAGCGATCCGAAAGTTCCAATGAGCCGAAAGGCGTATATTCTCGCGCGTATGCGCGTTGGGTCTGAAGATGATGGCAAGGCCATGTTCGAGGCTGGACGTAATCATCAGATCAAACTCGAAACCAAACGGAAGGCGTCAATCAGGATGTCGCCGACCAAACCGGCGCAACGGACTGTATCGCCAGGTTCCGATCGGAAAGATCGGGAATTTATGGCTAAGATCGCAGAATTGCGTCGGCAAAGAAAGACAGGTAGTAGTGTTCGGGTAGCTCCCGAAATTGAAAAATACCTGCAAACACTCGGCTGAGGCTTACAGTCATCCCATAGGGACAAGACCACACAGTCAACCGAGTTGTCACAGCTTAATCACATTTAACTCTTGAAGGGAGTGATTGTAGCATGGCAACTTCTCCAACCACGACCAGTGCAACCGGTCAGACTGCGGCGATGAAGGCCGCGTTTTACCGTGAGCAATTTCTCGATAATTTCTATGACAAGGCCGTGACACTCAAGATAGGTGTTCCGACCCCTCTGCCACAACATGAAGGCTTGACCGTCGACTGGCCCCGAATGCATGAACTTGCAATCGTGGAATCTGCCGGTACTGAAGGAACCTACGGTGATACCACGGAGAAGCCAATTGAGACGATGTCAATTAGGGCTACTCTCCAAGTCTGGTACAATACCATTGGTTTCTCTACGCTCTGGCTCAAGACGACGCGCGATAGAGACCCGCGCAGTACGATCATCGCACTGCTCGGGCGTAACGCCGGCGCGTCAATGGAATGGCAGGTTCGTAAGCACGTTGCCCAGTACGGCATTACCGGACTGCGCGTTGATGCGGCTACTCAGTGGAACTCGACTTTCCAGAAGTGGGAAGTTCCCGTTGCTCGTAATAACACGAACAATACCACCACGGCGATTTATCTGCCGTCGTTGACTCAGAGTTCTGGTTTCTGGCGCGGTGCTTTCATCAGTATCAAGCGTGGAAAGTCGGAAGGTTACGGTGGACGCATTACCGGCTGGAATTCCACCCTTGATTTGGCAACCGTTTCTCCTGATCTTCCCGAAGCCTGTGATATTGACAGAATCGGTTTTGCTACCGGTAACCAGACCTTTGTTAATATCTGTCAGCCTTTTCATGCGAAATCGGCATCATTCCCGGTTCTCAGTGAGAACAAGCAGATCAAGTCTGGCGACAAACTTTCCGTGTCATCGTTGCTAACTGCAGGGGTGATTCTCGAAGAGATGGGAGCACAGACGTTCCCGGATGGACTCTTCCGATGTTTCGTGTCGGGCAAAGCTGAGATGGAGCTCAAGAACGATCCCCAGTGGCTTATCATGAATGAGTACACGATGCGTGATGGTATCGAAAAGGGGCAAGTTGGCAATATTGCCAACTTCAAACTCATCAGAACGTCCCTGCCCGTTACCTACGATAATCCTGCCGCCTATGCAGCCGGTCAACATGCGATTCAGTCTACTGCTCATAACTTGCAGGAAACCGAAGTCACCCTCTGTTTTGGTGTTGGTGCTTTCGGTATCGTTGATCTTTCCGGTGATGAAGATTCCGTGTACGATCCGCAGGTTATCTTCAACACTGCAATCGATACCTACAACAAACACGGTTTGCATGGATTTGCGACCTGGGTGATTCACTTTGTCACCAAGGCTCTCAATTCAAACTACTGTGTCGGTATCTTCAGTCATCGTGGCTGATGTTGAAACAGGGCAGGGGGTTAATCCCCCCCTGCCCGGAGAAACAAGATGACAGTAGATCAGATCAGGAAATTCATTCAAGCCAAACTGAAGGCTCAGGGCAAGGATGAGGCCGCCTATGCTGAAGTTATTACTCTGGCTATTCCGATAGCACTTCAGGAGTTGTGGAATCGATACCCTTGGGAAGAGAAACGCAAGACGGCAACTCAGGTGATTGCTTCCGGCGCCTACTGGTTTGATGCTCCGTCGGACTGTGAGAGCGTGGAATCGATTGCCTTTGGTGGTTCGAGCAGAGAAGGCAATCTGGAAATCAAACCAGAGCAGATGTTCGATGGTGACTATCCGAATCTCTCTATGGCAGCTTCCGGCGTTCCGGCTATGGCAAAGGTGGTTTACAACGATAGTCGTAAGAAAACTGAGGTCTACTTCGGGCCTCCGGCAAGTGCTGGGTATACCTTCGTTCTAACCTACAACCGGACAGTTCCCGACATTGCCGATGTTCCGAGTTATCTGTTCAATGCGCTTGTCAAGTTCACTGAAGAGGAAATCTACGCCATCGACTCCGATGCCTACACTGCGGCCCAGATAGCTTCTAATCGGGCGGTATCATCGGCCACCAATGTTAATCCGAAGAACAAGCCGATTCGTGACAATATGCGGGCGTCGATACGGCACGGCAGACACATCTTCAACATGAGTGAGGACATGCAGAGTGACTAAGTGGATTATCATATTCTGTCTAACCTGTACCAGCCTTTTTGCGACGACAATTTATCAGACACAGATACAGGTCTATGAGATGCTTGATGCCGATTCCACGAATCGGGTCTTTGACACTCTTACGATCAGGCGCATGATTGACTATTTACAGGCTGAAGTTGCCGCCGACGCTCAATGCCTGATAAGCACCAAACGTTCCGCTCTGCAAAGTCAGACGCCGGGATACTATATCGATTCCAATATGGTGTTGAATGGCGTTCTCGATGCGTACCTCGAGCATTACGATGCCGGTGTGCTTTCCAAATTGGCCGGCCTGGCTCAGGTGACATTGAAAGACTTCGACCGCAGTGGCACTCAAAACGTGAAGCTGTTTGCTGTCAGGGGTTATAATATCTATCTATATCAGACACCATCATCTTCAGACAGCACCGATACGCTTGTCGTCAAATATGCTGAAAACGCTGATCCTATTGCTATCGGAAACAGGGCAAGTGTGATTCAGATACCAAAGGACTTTGAACTGGCCTTGATCTACAAGGTGTGTTCCCTGATATATTTGTCCCGACAACTCGGAGAAATGGCGAATCTCTATGAGACCTATTATCAAACAGAAATCAACAAACGGCGTGGTATATATCCTGCCGATGTTACTGATAGTCCTGTGCCTGATAAACCTGTTAGCCCGTGAGTGCAGGAGCGAATGGCATAGACTGAGTGATTTCTCCGCCGGACTGTTCAGAAATGGCCCCGAGGCCGAGAATCAGTGGCCGTATGCGCGAACGCAGGATTGGTTTCTGGTTGAGGGCAAGTCACTCAAGCAGATTGATGGCGTTGATAGTCTGCATCGCCATTTTCTTGCTGAAGCCAACAAGCCGGTCAGAGGCCTGTATCGTTACTACGATCAGGAGACCGGGCAGAAGGAAGTGATAGCTGCCTGTGGTGCTTTTCTCTATCACCGACCCGACGGTGACACTTTTTGCGTAATTGGTGATACTTCGGGAACGATTGCTCTGACCCAGAACTCCAGCAAGGTGATCGGTGTTGGGACGCACTGGCATAACATCCTTGCTGCCAACAATGGTTCCGGTTACAAGTTGTTGGTCAAAGACACGGTGATGACAGTCAATAGGATTTTGTCCGATCGAATTCTTTTTCTTGATTCGGCATGGGCAGGAGCAACCAGGGGAAGTCAGGATTACGCATTAGGGATTGGCCTTGATTCCACTCACTCGGTTCAGTTTCAATACTGGCAGCAACAACTCTTTATTGCGGATGGCGGCAATCCCGTCTGGTCCTGGACACACGATGAGGGACTGGGCTTCAATTACTGGATAGTTGATTCTGTCTATATAGACAGTGTGGGAGACAAGAACACCACCAACGCCGGAA